ATGCAGGAAAATGAAAAAACGACCGTCCCGATTCCATCTGTTGGCGCAGATGGGGAACAGTCGCTTTCCTATGTAACAAATGAAATTATAACAACTGGCAACGAAGAAATCAATCCCATAGATGAAAGTATGGAGGAGATGCTTCGTCAGATGCAGAGAATGTCTGACCCGTCCTATCTGGCTACCATGACTATGAGCCAGTTGTATGACACTGTATACGAAAGCAGACTGCCTGTTATCGACGGTCTGCTTTACCCAGGCACATATCTGTTTGTAGGTGATCCAAAAGTTGGTAAGTCATTCTTGATGGCGCAGATTGCGTATCATGTCAGCACAGGACTTCCGCTCTGGAATTATTCTGTTCATGCAGGCACTGTACTGTACCTTGCGTTGGAGGATGACTACAGACGCTTGCAGGAGCGTTTGTATCGTATGTTTGGAGTGGATGGTACAGATACTTTGCATTTTGCAACCTGTGCCAAACAGCTCGGTGCAGGGCTGTATGAACAGCTGGCTCGCTTTGTATCAGAGCACAGAGACACCCGACTGATTATCATTGATACTTTGCAAAAAATCAGAGAAGCCAGCGGAGACAGATACAGCTATGCAAGCGATTATGAAATTATTGGTCAGCTAAAACACTTTGCCGACCAGACTGGCATTGCGCTGTTGTTGGTACATCATACCCGAAAACAGCAGGCAGATGATAAGTTTGATATGATTTCCGGCACCAATGGATTGCTCGGCGCTGCCGACGGAGCTTTTGTTCTGCAAAAGGAAAAACGCACCGGAAATACTGCGGTACTGGAAGTGTCCGGCAGAGACCAGCCAGAGCAAAGACTGATTCTGAAAAAGGATATGGAACATCTTGTTTGGGAGTTGGAAAAAGCCGAAACAGAGTTGTGGCAGATTCCGCCAGATCCGATTCTGGAAAAGGTTGCAGCTTTGCTGGCGGAAGATATTTTAGAGTGGAGTGGAACACCGACAGAGCTTGCAGAAGCGTTGAAGTTAGAGCTGAAGCCTAATCTTTTGACAAAACACCTGAATGTCAATGCGAGCAGATTGTTCCATGAGTGCCATACCCAATATGAAAATATTCGCACTCACGCAGGAAGAAGGATCATCTTAAAGCGAGTTTCAGAGCAGCGTGACGATGCGTGACGGTTGTGACGATGATTTTGACAGTGGTGGCGGTATGTAAAACACCGTCACCATCGTCACCACCGACACGGACAGGAAAGGAATGGATTGAAAATGAAAAATGTGCAAATCCCTTATGATTTATTTGTTGCCTTGCTTCAATATCATCTGATGATGGATGGCGATTATGAAGATGAAATCAAACAAGGCTTGGAGCAAAAACTGGAAGCTATGGTAAGACATGAATGGTACGCAAAGTACAAGACTGCTCCTACACCGGAAGAACGAGAAGCAGCCCGTCAGCGTTACCTGGATGAACGTGGAGTTCCACAGAGCTTCCGATGGACAACTTCTCCTTGGGAGAGATGACAGGAGCGTGCCACGCTCCTGTTAGCGGCAGATAAGAGAGTGATGATTGCATCGATTTCACTGAAGGTGGGTATGCCATATTTAACATTATTGCGATTATCACTTTTTTGCTGTAAAGATAAAAAAGAAAAAATTTGTTTTTACAAAACGATTGGAAAATCGTGTAGCCGGTATCGCAGATACCGTTCAAAGGGGATTGGGGATGCTTCCCCAACAAGCAATTTGCGAAGATTGACCCAGAGGGAAAATCGAGAAAATGAGTGAACCTGTGCAGGTTCACACTGCTTGCCAATTTGTGAGCGTAAGCGAATATGCCCGTTATTCCCCAAATTAGGCTTATTATACAGGCTTTCGATATTTTATTTATTTAAAAGAAACTAAAATTAAGTGAACGCTCACTTTTTCGTTGAATTTATTTGCGATAATGCTATAATTAACATAATGGGACTTTTTAGATAAAAGTTTTCTGTGAAAGGATTGGTAACTCTATGGATGTTAGTTATAAAAGACTTTGGAAACTGTTGATTGATAGAGATATGAAGAAAAAAGATTTGGCTGAGAAAGCGAATCTCAGTAATTATACAATCAACAAAATGAATAAAGGCGAAAATGTAAATACGGACACATTGGTAAAAATCTGCGGGGCATTGAATTGCAGGATCGAGGATATTATGGAAGTCGTTCCAGATGAAAAATGATGCTGTGATGCTTATGGAACAGCAACTATAGTATTATTGTATTGTAAAATTCAGGAGATTGGGTATGGAACTAATTAACAACACAACTAAAACATTACGAGATGATTTAGCTGTTGAGATAAAACAAGGCAGTAGGCTTTCTGTTGCAGCAGCCTGCTTCTCTATCTATGCTTTCCAAGAATTGAAAAAGGAACTTCAAGGCATTGACGAATTAAGATTCATTTTTACATCACCGACTTTTACAACCGAGAAGGCAAAAAAAGAAAAGAGAGAATTTTATATTCCAAGATTAGGTCGAGAACGCAGTTTGTATGGAACAGAATTTGAAGTAAAGCTTAGAAATGAGCTTACGCAAAAGGCGATTGCGAAAGAATGTGCCGAATGGATTCGGAAAAAGGTTACTTTTAAATCTAATGTAACCAATGAAAATATGATGGGCTTCATCAATTTGGATGATAAAAACTATATGCCGATCAACGGTTTTACTACGGTTGACCTGGGATGTGAGCGTGGTAACAACGCATACAACATGGTTCAAAAGACAGAAGTACCATTCTCAACTGCATATATAGACTTGTTCGATAACCTTTGGAATGACACCTCAAAATTGCAGGAGGTTACTGATGAAGTCATTGAGAATATTACAGCTGCTTATAATGAAAATTCTCCTGACTTCATTTATTTCGTGACACTTTATAATATCTTCAGCGAGTTTTTGGAAGATGTCTCTGAGGATCATTTACCAAATGAGGCTACCGGATTTAAAGAAAGCAAGATATGGTCTATGCTGTATAATTTCCAGAAAGATGCTGTTCTTGCTATTATCAGCAAACTGGAAAAGTTCAATGGCTGTATTCTTGCTGATAGCGTAGGTCTTGGTAAAACCTTTACCGCTTTGGCTGTTATTAAATATTACGAGAATAGAAATAAATCTGTGCTCGTCCTCTGTCCGAAGAAGTTGACAAACAACTGGAATACCTATAAAGACAACTATGTGAATAACCCGATTGCATCAGATCGCTTACGTTACGATGTACTCTATCATACAGACTTGAACCGTACTCACGGCAAATCCAATGGTCTGGATTTAGATAGATTAAACTGGAGCAATTATGACCTGGTTGTAATTGACGAATCTCATAACTTCCGAAATGGCGGCAAACTGTCAGGCGAAGATAATGAAAAAGAAAATCGTTACCTGAAGCTGTTAAATAAGGTTATCCGTAAAGGCGTGAAAACAAAGGTTTTGATGTTATCTGCAACTCCGGTCAATAATCGCTTTAATGACCTGAAAAATCAGCTTGCTCTTGCCTACGAGGGTAATACTGATCTGATTGATGATAAACTGAATACAACAAAAAGTATTGATGAGATTTTCAAAAATGCCCAGAGAGCATTTAACACCTGGAGTAAATGGGACCCGGCAGACAGAACAACAGAAAATCTTCTTCGTATGCTGGATTTTGATTTCTTTGAAGTTTTGGATTCTGTAACCATTGCACGTTCCAGAAAACATATTCAGAAATATTATGATACTTCTGATATTGGCACTTTCCCTACCAGATTGAAGCCGATATCCCTTAGACCTCCTCTTACCAGTTTGAAGAAGGCTATCAACTACAATGAAATCTATGAGCAGTTGACGCAACTGTCATTGTCTATTTATACGCCTACGCATTTTATTCTTCCGAGTAAAATGGAGAAGTATGCGGAAATGTACGAAGATAATAAAGTAAATATCGGTTTTACTCAGGCAAACCGTGAGCAGGGTATCCGTCGCTTAACGGCAATCAACCTGATGAAGCGAATGGAAAGCTCTGTTCATTCCTTTAACCTTACGCTGAAGCGAATCTACAGTTTGATAGATTCAACTATCCATAGTATTGATACTTATGATAAGACTTCCTCTGTGAGACTTGAACTGACTGATATTTCTGATATTGACGAGTTTGATAGTGAAGATCAGAACGGTGACGAGCTGTTTACCTTTGGTAAGAAGGTCAAAATTGATATTGGAGATATGGATTATAAATCCTGGAGAGACAGCCTTGCAAAAGATCGGGATACCCTTGAACTTCTGACACTGATGGTTGGAGATATTACGCCTGAGTATGACTCCAAACTTCAGGAGCTGTTTCAAGTTATCAAAAACAAGCTGGAGCACCCTATCAACGAGGGTAACAAGAAAATTATTATCTTCACAGCTTTTGCAGATACAGCTCAGTATCTGTTTGACAATGTAAGTAAGTATGTGAAGGATAATTTCGGACAGAATACTGCAATGGTATCTGGTTCTGTAGAAGGGCGCACCACTGTTCCAAGACTGAAGAGTGATCTGAATACCGTTTTGACCTGCTTTTCTCCAATATCTAAGGACAAGCATTTACTTATGCCGAACGATAGTACAGAAATTGACTTTCTGATTGCTACGGACTGTATCTCGGAAGGTCAGAACTTGCAGGACTGCGATTATCTGATTAACTATGACATTCACTGGAATCCGGTTCGTATTATCCAGCGATTTGGTCGTATCGACCGTATTGGCAGTAAGAATGCCTTTATTCAGCTTGTGAATTTCTGGCCAGATGTAACTCTTGATGAGTATATCGACCTGAAGGCAAAAGTCGAGACACGTATGAAGATCGTTGATATGACAGCAACGGGTGATGACAATCTTTTGAGCGATGAAGAAAAAACAGATTTAGAATACCGCAAAGCCCAGCTGAAACGATTGCAGGAAGAAGTAGTGGATATTGAAGATATGTCTACCGGTATTTCCATTATGGATTTGGGCTTAAATGAATTTCGCATGGATTTGCTGGAATATATCAAGAATCACCCGGATATTGATAAAGCTCCCTTTGGACTTCACTCTGTAGCTGCTGCTTCAGAAGAAACACCGGCAGGCGTTATCTATGTTCTGAAGAATCGCTCCAATAGTGTGAATATTGATAATCAGAACCGTTTGCACCCGTTTTATATGGTTTATATCAGCAATGAGGGCGAAGTGATTTGTGATCATCTTTCTCCAAAGCAGATGCTGGACAAGATGCGTTTCCTTTGTAAAGGAAAAACGGAACCTATTCCGGAGCTGTATCGCCAGTTTAATAAGGAAACTCGTGATGGAAAAAATATGGTTGTGTTCTCCAAACTACTGGGCGATGCCATTGCATCTATTATCGAGGTCAAAGAAGAAAGTGATATTGACAGCTTTTTAGGCGGAGGTCAAATGAGTTTTCTTACAAATGAAATTAAAGGATTGGATGACTTTGAACTGATATGTTTCCTGGTTGTGCGATAACGCAGAAAGTGAGGTGGGACCATGCTTGGATTGCCAAAGGCTACCGAATTAAGCATGCAGCTTCCCAAGAATGCAATCTATGCAAAGTTCCAGATGAACACAGCAGAGAAAGCAAAGATAGACGCTGATATTTCAAGAATTACTATAGTCAATGAAGTATCCGCAGACAAGGTACATATTGCTGCGGGTGAACAGGTGAAGTCATTTTTCGTTCTTCTGGTGGCGCTGAAAAAGAAAGATTTTGATGATAGAACGATTATCACCATTGTAATTTAACGTATAGAATCCAAAAAGAGACCAACTAGAACCCTTAGAACTCCTTAAATCTCCTTACGTTGTAGGAAAGCCCTTGAAAAGGGCCGTATTTAGGTTTAAAGAGCTAGAAAAAATGTTAAATTTTCAAGGAGAATTCAATACCAACTTGAAAAAAAGAAAAGGGCTAAAAAGGCCGTTTTGAGATAAAAGATAACTTATAAAGAATGTCCCATAAAAACCGTTCAAAAACCGTTTAAAAACCGTTTGAAAGTAAACCAGTAAAGCGCTTAAAACCATTGATTTTACGTGTTTTTTTTAATTTAAATGTTTTTTGAAAGCCACCCTTCAAAAGAGGGATGATTTTACGAGGAAGAAGTGAATCTTAATACCAACCACAATACCAACTTGCTAAAAGACTAAATTATAGTTAAAAATGGGAATCGGTAAAGTTGCCGATTCCCATTATATATACCAGAGGGCAGTCTGGTATGGAGATAAATGTACCTAAAGTATATCAGGCCTATTTATGGAAGTCAATTCAAAAAAGAATCATAACGCAAATCTGAAAATCGTAACAAAATCCGTTATTATATAACAATTTCACCAAAACAATTCTAAATTACGATAAACTTTTTATAAAGAAGGAATGTCTGTTTTAACTATATAATTAAAAAATGCATCCAAATCATTCCTAATTACCTGCTTGTGTTTATCAATATTTTTCGAATCTTTATTATTAAATGAAACATAAACCATGCGATCCAAGTCCATTACCAATGTTGTAAGTAATTCAAGATAAATTAATTTTCTATCTTCCCCAAGGGAATGAGAACAATCTAACATATTAGAAAATAAACTAAGAGAATTAGCATAAAAACCATATTCAACATTAGATTTTGTTGAAAGGAGAGTCATTATTTTGAGTAAAGCACCATTTGACACTTCTGTCAAGGACGCTTTATCATTTTCATATACTTCCGTATACATTTCTCCATTATCATTTAAAAGCCATGACTCACTTACTCCGAATTCTAAGCAAATAAGCTTTAGTAATTTATTAGTAGGAATTTCGTTACCGTTTTCCAATCCACTTAAATAAGATTGGGATATCAAAAGTCTTTTTGCAAATTCTTTTTGAGTTAAATGTTCGGATTTTCTAAGCACTCGTATTCTATCACTAATATTATTCATTTTCCCTCCAATGAATATCAGTATACTGATAAAAACCTCCAAAATAACTTGACAAATATCAGTAAGCAGATATAAAATATTAATACACTGATAATTATATATTAGAGAGATAAAAAAATCAATTAAGGCGGTGAATGATTTGGATGCTGGTAAAATTATCAAAAATATACGCAAAGAAAAAGGACTTAGGCAAAAAGACATTGCACATGCAATGACTGTTGAACAGTCATATATAAGTCAAGTTGAAAATGGAAAAACAGTACCTACACCTATGTTCATCAAATTATTTTGTCTTACCTTTTCTGTAAATGAAGAACAGTTTCATGAAAAATAAATGTTGAAGCGGGGCATATGTTCCGTAATGTAGAGGCAGTTCCCCGAATCTGAAGATGAGAGACTATAAGGTGGTGATTAGGATATGGGACAGATGCTCACTGTAAAGCAGGTGGCAGAAGTTAAGGGATGTAGAGTTCAGTATATTCAAAGGATGGCTAAAGAAGGAAAACTTCCGTCAGTGAAAACAGTCAATAATAGGAACCAAAAAGTGTACCAGATTCCCCTGGAAAGTCTCCCGGATGAACTCCAACAGCGCTGGTATCAGATGCAGGTAGAACAGATGCGCGAGGAAAACGGTATAGAAGAGGAGAATCGGGGAGGGACAGATCAGTTTTCCGCAGAAGAACGGCTGGAGATAGACTTCTGGCTAGAGTTGGTGAGAAAATGGCAGGAATACCGTAACCTGGCCCCCAAGAGGAGCAAGGGGGAAACCGACCAGAAGTTTCTTATCTGGTGCAGCCTGGAATATCCAGACCGGACCATTTCCATGGATATCTTATATCGAAAATGGAAAGCAGTTCGGGAGAATAATATGGCCGGTCTCACAGATAAGCGTGGAAAATGGAGAAAAGGCACAAGTGACATCCATGAGACTGTCTGGCAGGCATTCCTTTATTACTACCTGGATGAGGGTCAGCATACCATCCAGAAGTGCCTGGAGTATACCAAGATGTGGATAAGGGAAAAGCAGCCAGAACTGTATACGGATATCCCCAGCTATTCCTCCTTTTACCGGAGGCTTAACCGGGATATACCGGAAGGCGTGAAGGTGCTGGGGCGTGAAGGCCATAAGGCATACAATGATCGCTGTGCTCCCTATATCCGCAGAATTTATGAGGATATTGCTAGTAATGAGTGGTGGATTGCGGATAATCATACATTTGACGTGATCGTGGTGGACAAGAATGGTAAGCAGCACAGGCCATATCTGACCGCTTTCATGGATGCCCGCAGCGGCATCCTGACCGGCTACTATATTACATACAACCCCAGTTCAGAGGCCACACTAATTGCACTCCGGAAAGGGATTCTGGAATACGGCATCCCGGATAACATTTATGTGGATAATGGACGGGAGTTCCTGACCTTCGATATTGGAGGGTTGGGGCACCGCAGAAAGAAGCCAAAGAATGGCGAGGAGCGGTTTGAACCACCTGGTGTGTTCAAGCGGCTTGGAATCAACATGACGAATGCCATTGTCCGGAACGCAAAGGCCAAGATTATTGAGCGCCGGTTTCGCGATGTCAAGGATTCCCTGTCAAGGCTGTTTGATACTTATACAGGAGGCAGTGTGGTTGAAAAGCCAGAACGTTTAAAAGGCGTTTTAAAGAAGGATGAAATCTATTCAGATGATGAGTTTCAGGAATATGTCGAGGCAGTGATTGACTATTATTTCAACCTTCAGCCCTATCATGGGGCGGTCCCGGCAGACCATGGAAAACTCAAAATGGATGTATTTAACGAACATCTGATTAAAAAACGCACAGCCACGGCAGAAGCCCTGAATCTCATGCTTATGCGCAGCAGCCGTGCACAGACCGTAGGCAGGCGAGGGGTGCACCTGGATATTGCAGGAGGGCGAATTGATTACTGGAACGATGATTTTGTTCATCTAATGCTTGGCAAGAAGGTGTATTTCAGATATGACCCGGATAATTTAAGCGAAGTACGGATTTATGACCTGGAGGACCGTTACATTATGACGGTACCAGCGGATAATGAAGCAGTTCTTTCCTATAATGCTAGCAGAGAAGATGTCAAAGCAGCTATGGCAAAAACCCGTAGGCTGGAAAAGGTTGCTAAGGAATATATTGAACATGCTGTCCTGGCAGACTGTGACAAGGTAACAGCCATGGAACTGGTGCTGAAGGAAGCACAATACAATAAAGAGAATTACCAGGGCAAGGCCAACCCCAAGGTGCTAGAGGTTCAGAGGGCAGACGAGGAACCAGCATTTAAGAAGGTGGTTGGAGGTATCGATCTGGATCGAATGATCCGGAATGCGGAAATCAGACATGAACAGGAAAAACAGAGATAAGGGACAGACAGGGAGGTAAATGCAATGAGTAAAGAGTATAACGTAAAATTACAGAAGAAGCTGGAAGATTACCTGGAGGCCGAGGGCCTAAGCCAGGCAAAAGCAGCACCGATCCTGGGGATTAGCGCGGCAGTACTCAGCCAGTACCGCCGAAGCGTCTATGACAAGGGCGATATTGGGGAGGTCGAGAAAAAGCTGGAAGAATTCTTCCGGATCAAGGAAGAACAGGGCCAGAACAGCCGGAAGGCGGAGCCCTTCCGAGCCAACCTGCAGGGATACATCCCTACATCCATATCGGAAGCGGCCTACAAGTTGATCCGCTACTGTCAGCTTGAGAAGGGGATTGTGGTTATTGACGGAGACGCCGGAATCGGGAAAACCAAGGCAGCTGCCAAGTTCCTTCAGGACAACCCATCCACCACGGTATACCTGAAGGCGGCCCCCAGCACTGGGACGTTAAGAAGCCTGTTGAAGATGATCGGGAGGGCGTTGAAACTGCCGGAGAACCAGCGGACGGAAGATTTGTCCTTTGCAATCCAGGACAAGCTGAAGGAGACGGATAAGATCATCATCATTGATGAGGCCCAGAACCTGAAATTCATGGCCCTGGAAGAGATAAGGGGCTGGGTGGATGAAGATCCCCTTACGGGGAAGCCGGGGATCGGCATCGTCCTGATTGGTAACGTAGAAGTATACAATAAGATGCTGGGCAGACAGGAAGCCATCTTTTCCCAGCAGTTTAACCGGACCCGGCTCCATGGCCGGTACCGGACTACAGACATCAAAAGGGAAGATGTGGTCAAACTGCTTCCCGCATTGGAAGAACGTAGGATGACGAAAGAGATTGACTACCTGCACAGCATCAGCCGAAGCAAGTGGGGAATCCGTGGAATGGTCAATGTGTTCCGTAACGCGGTAAATGATGAGGATGTATCAATGGCTGGACTTGAGCGGGTGGCCGGTACCATGGGAATCAGGTTTATATAGGAGGGGAACAGGCATGAAGCGTTTGAATGAAAAAGTGATAATGATGGTAAGAGGACTTATGATCGGGAGCAGCATGGCGGCAGTACTAACAGTTTTAGTGATGAGGGGCAAGCTTGGAATATGGGGATTCATTAGCGTTCTGGGTTTGATCGTTCTGGCGGGTCTGAGCGGCTGGATGATTGGATTTCAGACCAGAACGCGTCTGGATGCGGATCAGGTGTGGCTGAAGGGATATAAAGAAGGCCGCCAGGACGGATGCCTGATACCTTCACACCGGGAATAACTCATTAGTAAAAAGGGGTCTAGGCCCCTCCTTAATGCAGCCACCTGATGGTGTAGGTCACAAGCCCTGACAAATGCAGAGTGAGGAAACAAAAGGAAGAAGAAAGTATAAAAGGAGGGAGGTTAAGTTGAAGAGTCAGGAGAACCATTCCGTAAGGCTGGAGGAGTTCCTGGCCTGGGTGAAGGAATGTGAGGAGCAGTACCGGACAGCCAGTGAAGCGGTAGCCCTTGAGGACCGGCGTCTGCAGGACCTGCTGCATGAGATGGAGTTTGCGGCCACCAGCAAGGAACGGAGCCGTGTGGCAACGAAGCTCTCCAGGAGCCGGAAGCTTCGCAGGGAACAGAAGGACATCATGAAACGGAATGAGCAGGTAGTGGAATTCTTCCGGGAACAGCCAGCGAGAGCAATCCTTAAACGGATGAATCAACTGGTGGGCCGTCAGAAAACGGAGGAACAGTACCTGGACGGGAAGCGGACATACAAGCCGAGAGTAGAAGGAGGCGGGAATGGAAAAGGAGCATAGGCCACAGAAATGGGAAAACGATGCCTGTCCTGTCGCCACAGGCGAGTAATAGAAGACAGCAGGGGTGAGAGCATCAGCTTGTGTGTATGCGCAGTGGGAAGGAAATACCTGAATCCGGTATGCCCCCTTGGGACATGCGGCCGGTATCTGGGATATTAGAATTTCCGGTAGAGCCGGAGGAAAGTGAGAGCTATATGAATATAGGTGATTCTGTAATTATGAATGAAAAATATGTTGTAGCAGAAAAGAACCAGGGGAAGGTTTTTACAGTCAGAAGCCAGCATTTTGATATTTGCGGGACAGAGTGCGTCATGCTGGAAGGATACAGTGGCGGGTATGCTGTGGATGGACTTACTGTGGTAGGAAAGCGTATATCGGGGCGAGAAGCTGTTGCCCAGTTATTCCGCTAAACTGATATACTGCGAAGGAAGGGAGGCCGTTTATGAAGTTAAAAGTTATTTCCTGCTTACTTGCCATGATCATTTTCGCGGCCGTGATATATCTGAGGTTGAATATAGTTGCATATTTCTTAAAAATAGTCTGAAATTGGAGGAAAAACATATGAAGAAATACATAGGAACCAAGCTGGTCCAGGCGCGTCCAATGACAAGAGGCGCGTATAACAGATACCGTGGGTGGGAAATCCCGGCGGATGAAAACCCGGAAGATGAAGGATACCTGATACAGTACCCGGATGGATATGTCAGCTGGAGCCCCAAGGGGATGTTTGACCACTCCTATCTGGAAGTGGATGATAACCCGCAGCTCCCATCCGGCGTGAGCATCGGACCCGGAATGGTGGAGGCGTTCATTGACCAGGTAGAGGTCATGAAGCTGGGGGAGCGCACGGCCGTGGTCCGGTGCATCTTGAAAAATGGGTTTGAGCTGGTGGAATCCAGTGCCTGCGTGGACCCAAGAAACTATTCGGAGGAGATTGGCCAGGAGGCCTGCATGGAGAAGATCCGGGACCGGATATGGAACCTGCTTGGTTTCCTGCTCCAGACGGCCTGGATGGGGGTGAGAAAGGATGAAGGCACTAAGGGATGAGTTTTACTTTGAACCCCGTGTGATTGACAGCAGCGGGAAGCTGCGCTGGTATGGGGAAGTATACACCGGCAACATGCTGCTCCTGCACACGGAGGAGACCGTATACATAAGGGATAATGGCAGTAAACTTTTTATCTATACGCTGGACAGTGACCAGATGAAGCAGGAACAGCGGATTGAAGCGGTATTCACCCTGGTCTGTCAGGTACAGAAATACAGTAATAAGTGGCGGTATGGAAAAAGGAACCGCTAAGGGGCATCCGCCCCTTCCTAATGCAGCCACCGGCCTATAGCCGGTGCAGGTCACAAGCCCTGATCAATGCAGAGTGGGAAAGGAGAAATTCCATGCAGATGAGTAAAAAAGTTACCAAAGGCGGCGGTATCACTATTCCACGTATACTCCGCCAGGAAACAGGAATCCTTCCGGGGGTCCCAGTGGATGTGACAGCCGATGCTGCCGGAATCCATATCGTGAAGCATGTCCCAGCCTGCCGGTTCTGCGGGACAGTGGAGGATGTGGCTGCCGTATGCGGGATGGAAGTCTGCCGGACCTGTGCCGGAAAGATTGCGGAGGTGTTCCAGTGACGGAGAAAACAATGGAAATCAAAGCCAAGGCGGACCGTCTGGTGGAGCTGACGGCCCAGAAGGAACGGGTCCAGGCGGAGATGGAGGAAATCAAGGCGTGGTTTGAGAACCTGGCTGTCAATGACTTAAAGGACACCAAGAAAAAGACCGTGGAATACTGGGGCAGCAGTAATGCCCGGGTGGTGGTGGGAAACAGTGAAACGGTCAAGCCAGTTTCCATGGCGATGGTCAAACGGCTTTTAAATACCGTTTACCCGGACTTTGTAACGGAAAAGACCAGCTATTCCCTTGCAGCTCCGGCCAAGCGCCTGTTCACCATCGCCTATCTTGGCGCCTATACGGAAGGGACACTGGATGATACCATCCAGGCCATCACGAAGGATGAGAAGCTGCAGCGGACGCTGCGTAAGAAGCTGAAAGGAAAGTATGAGAAGGACACGGAAAGCCTGATGAAGTCAGCCGGGATGGACGCAAAGGAAGCCAGCGACTGGGCCTATCTGGTGTCAGAGGTGGTCAACTGGGAGTGGATGCTCCAGGTGCTGAAGGCAGCCGAATGGAGCGGGACACCCCAGGAAGCGGTTGATATCATCAACGCGGCCGTGATTGTGGATGAGAGCCTCAAGGTGACGGTAGGAGCGGAAGAAAAAAGTTAGGAAATGTCAGCAGGCCAGGAGGCCATAGAGGAGGGGAGAGATAAAGCCATGAGAAGCATTGACCCATACCAGATGAAGCGGATTTATGCTATTGGACATCAATTAAGCCTTGTGGGCCATGACCATGAGGACGAGCTGCATGCGCTGGTGGCCACCATAACCGGGAAAGAGTCCGTGAAGGCCCTGAGCTATCGGGAAGCGGAATCTGTAATTGCCAGGCTTACGCAGCTGCAGGGCGGGCAGGCCCCTCCAAGGCCCCGGCGAGAACGGGAGCATCCATCGAGGCCTGGCGGGGTAACAAGCGGCCAGCAGAAGAAGATATGGGCCTTGATGTATGAGCTGGCCAAGTACGATAAAAAGCCTGGGAGTGTATCACTGGGAGATCGTCTGTGCGCCATCATCAAAAAGGAACTGGGGACGGACGCAATTGCCAGGACACCCTTTGCCTGGATTGACTTTGACTCAGGAAACAAGCTGATTGAAGTATTAAAGGGGTATGTAAAGAGCGCCGGAAGGGGGTGTAAGGATGGACCTGTTGGATAGGGTACAGATGGAGGACCTGGATGAGGAGCAGCGTACCCTTGCCGGACTCATCGGTATAGAGGCTTTCCGGGCCCTGGTGAGGAACTATAACGGTACCCCCATTTATATCCCCAAGATAGAGAGCCTGGAGAAACCGGTGAGGGACGAACTTATACGGGAGGAGTTTGACGGAAAGAACTACCGTGAGCTTGCCTTGAAATATGGATTGACAGAAACCTGGATTCGGAATATAGTCATAGAGAAAGCCCGCGAGATACGGGCAAAGCCGATGGATGGCCAGATATCCTTAAAAGGAATTTTGTACTAAATTTTTTAAGTACTTTTTTTGAATATTGCCTCATGATGAGATACACTTGCACTAGTTTGCAGGTGTATTTTTTTGAATTATGAGGTTAGCGATGAAAGAATGGGTCATAACGACAGTAATCACCCTGGGAATCGGGGTTGTCTCATATTTTTTGAAACGGACCATGTCCCAGGTAGATCGGCACGACACGGAGATTCGGGAGGGCCGCGAACAATCTGCCAGTAAAGAGGATTTGAAGGAGCAGACGAAAGAACTTAAGGACGATATCCGGAAAATCCGTGAGGATTATACACCCAGGGATACCCACCAGAAGGACTTTGATGAATGCCGGAAGGACATTAAAGAAATTCGTGAGAACTACCTGACCAAAGATGACTTTATCCGTGAAATCAGCAAGATGGACCGGAAACTGGACCGGATGATGGAAATGATGATAGAAGCAGCAAAGAAAGGGTGAGTGATATGAACAGAGACGAAATGATGAAACGGATCAGAGCGGATGCGTTCCCGGCAAATAACGGATCGGTCCTTACCTGTATCAACCTGCTGAACCGGAGCGGCTTCAGCCCATTGGAGCAGGTCCGGGTCGGAGTGAAAAACTGGGGCGTGGAAAAGCCGGAATTTCTGGACAGCATCCATTTCCTGAAGTTGGCCGGATACATCGAAACGCGTACCATTGAAGGCCGCATTTCTGGCGCGGATCTGGCCGACTACAATTATGACGAATTGGAAGCAAGGGCGTCGGAAAAGGGCATCCGGCTGATGCAGGGAAGTCTGACTGACGAATGTGTGAAGGTATGAGCGGCGAGAACCGGCGTCGCAGCATTGGAAAGGTAGACCGGCTTCCTCCGGAGCTAAAGGATACAGTGGAGCAGATGCTGCTGACCGGAAGCACTTACAAGGAGATTGTGGCATACCTGAAGGAAAACGGTGAGGAAATGAGCCAAATGGCCATTTGCACCTATGCCAAGAAGTACCTGGCCACGGTGGAAATGATTAACGTGGCTCAGAGTAACTTTTCAATGCTGATGGATGAAATGAATCGCTACCCGGATCTGGACACATCGGAGGCGCTTATCCGTCTGGCCAGCCATCATGTGATGAATGCCCTGACGAACGTGGACGAGGAGCAGATGAAGGAAGTGCCGGTGGATAAGCTGATTAAGGAGACTAACGGCCTTATCCGCGCAGCGGCCTACAAGAAGCGTATTGAAGTCCAGACACGGGAGAATTATGAGGCCGGACTGGAAGCGGTTAAGGGACTGGTATTCGAGGCCATGGCCAAGGAACAGCCGGAGCTGTACCGGCAAGTCAGCGCCTATCTGAACAAAAAGAAGCAGGAAGGGATGGAGGGATAGCCATGCTGTGGTATGTGGTCCAGGTGAGAACCGGTGAAGAAAGAGACATTGCCGCGAAACTGACGGACATGGGGTTCCAGACGCTGGCACCGGTGGAGAACCGTCCGGTCCGAAGCGGAGGAGCCTGGGGAACAAAGGAGTATGTACTGTTCCCCGGTTATGTGTTCCTCCAGATGGATTACAATGCCGGAAATTATTACCGGCTGAAGGCTGTCCCAGGAATCGTAAAGCTGCTGTCCGGTACCCTGACCTACCTGGAAGCAGAATGGATCCGGCTGTTGGCCGGACAGGGAGGAATACCTCTGGAGCCCACACTGGTGCGGGAGACAGAGGGGGGCCTGGAGATTGAAACAGGCATCCTGCAGAACTTTAAGAGCCGTATCATACGGATGGATAAGCGGAGCCTCAGGGCTACCATTGAGCTATCTATCTGTGGTGAGAAGAAAGAGGTGCAGCTGGGCATCCGGCTGCCAGAGGAAGTATAGGACAGACAGGAAACGCGAAGAATGCAGACGGTTGATTCGTCCCGGTGCAGGAAGCGCGCGGACATAAGGAAACGGAACCAAGCGGGAAAAGCCCGGTCGGGATGGCGAAGCCAGTCCTTCCGGGAACTCCAGGCGGGGTTCCGTTTTTGATTGGGACAAGACCCCGTTTAAATCGTATCAGGACCCGTTTAAAAGCGTTCAAAAGATTCCCAGCGGGGAAACGCCCCAATAGACGGGAAATTCCAAATACGGGCCGTATATGAAGCCGGGAACGGCAGGGAGGAGGTGGAAGCCATGAGGAAAGGAAAGCAGAAAAGCATTGACACCTTGATGGGGGCACTGGCGGAGGCGGAAAGCCGGGCTTTTTATGAGGAAGAGGACAACGTTTTAAACGACCTGGATGAACTTTTGAACGTTTTTTTAAGGAAGGGTGAGGAGCCGGAACGCAGGCAGCTTTTAAAGGAGTATGATTCCGGCCTGCCACTTACCGGACCTGAGGGGATTCGCAGGAAGCTGGGAGCCATTGACATGGAGTTTTTTGGCCGCGCTTACTTCCCCCACTACTTTTCCAAGCCCTCCCCTGGCTTCCACCGGGACCTGGACGCCATCTGGCAGGATGGTGTGTTAAAGGGCCGCTTCCCCATCACACCGAAGGTAGCCAGGGAGATTGACCGCCTGCCCGGATGCCGCCGGGCCGTGGCAGCCCCCCGAGGCCATGCGAAGAGCACCACGCTGACCTTCAAGGGCAGCATGCACGCCATCCTGTATCAGTACAAGCATTATCCCATCATCCTCTCTGACAGTTCGGACCAGGCCGAAGGATTCCTGGAGAACATCCGTGTGGAGTTTGAGGAAAACGGCCTGATACGGGAGGACTTCGGGAATCTGCAGGGAAAGGTATGGCGTAACAATGTAATATTGACTACCACCAACATCAAGGTGGAGGCCATCGGGTCAGGCAAGAAGATACGAGGCAGGAAGCATCGAAACTGGAGGCCGGACCTGCTGGTGTTGGATGATATCGAGAATGATGAGAACGTCCGGACCGCGGAGCAGCGTTCCAAGCTGTCAAACTGGTTTAACAAGGCCGTTTCCAAGGCAGGCGACAGTTATACGGATATCGTGTATATCGGGACCCTGCTGCACTATGACAGCCTGCTGGCCCATACCCTGACCAATACGGGGTATAAATCCATCAAATACAAGGCAGTGCTCTCTTTCTCCCAGGCAGATGACCTCTGGAAGGAATGGGAGGACATCTACACGGACCTTTCCAATGATTCCCATGAGGAGGACGCAAAGGCATTCTTTGAAGCCCATAAGGCAGAGATGCTCAAAGGGACGGAGGTCCTGTGGGAGGAGAAGCTGTCCTATTATGACCTGATGAAGATGCGGATTGATGAGGGTGAGGCATCCTTTAATAGTGAGGAACAGAACGAGCCCATCAATCCGGATGACTGCCTGTTCCAGGAGGAATGGCTGGATTACTACAACGAAGCCGAGGCGGACTTTAAAGACCGCAGCTTTGTGTTTTACGGCTTTGTGGACCCATCCCTTGGAAAGACTAAGCACAGCGACTTTTCGGCTATCATTACCCTGGCTAAGCATAAGGGAACGGGATATATGTATGTGTTTGATGCCGATATTGAGCGCCGCCATCCGGACCGCATCATTTCAGATATCTTGGAAAAGGAGCGGCGGCTTAGACGAGATTATGGCAGGGGATATAAGAAATTCGGTTGTGAGACGGTGCAGTTCCAATGGTTCTTAAAGGAGGAGCTGGTAAAAGCCAGCGCCAGAGCGGGGCTGTACCTGCCTGTGGAGGAAGTCCCACAGACGGCGGACAAAACGCTGCGCATCCAGACCATGCAGCCGGATATCAAGAACAAATACATTAAGTTTAACCGCCGCCATAAGCGCCTGCTGGAGCAGCTGGTACAGTTCCCAATGGGAGCCCATGATGACGGCCCAGACGCCCTGGAGGGGTGCCGGACCCTGGCCAAGAAAGTCAGAAAGTTTAAGGTCATCCCAAGGGAAAGCTTGATCTGATAAGAAAGAGGAAAGAAGGAATCCAATGATTGTATATATGGACCGGGCCTCCATCGAGTCCCTGACGGTGAAGGATATCCGGGAAATCGTGGTGAAGCAGAGTTACCAGATGAAATATCAGAAACTGGAACGCTACTATGTGGGGGATCATGACATCCTGCATTCAGAGAGAACGGATAAGACCGGAGGTGACAACCGGATTGTCAATAACATGGCCCGCTACATCACCGACACGGCCACGGGCTATTTCCTGGGACAGCCGGTGGTGTACAGCTCCGAGAACGAGGAATATCTGCAGACCATTCAGGATATCTTCGACTATAACGATGAGCAGGATCACAACACGGAGCTGGGGAAACAGTGCAGCATCAAGGGGGACTGCTTTGAGATGGTTTATCTGGATGAGGACGGGAGGATTCGGCTGGGCCTGGTTTTTCCAGAAAACCTCATCCTGTTTTATGAGACGGAAAGCGAGTTCACCTCCCCGCTTGCGGCTATCCGCATGGTGCGGGGCATGGATAAGAATGGGAACATTCTCCTGCGTGTGGAGTTTTGGACGTGGACACGGGTTATCTACCTACAATCTTTTAACGGAGGAGTGTTAGAAGTGACCGGGTGGAAGGAGCATTATTGGAATGACGTGCCATTTTGCGAGTACGTCAACAACCGGGAGCGGATTGGGGATTTTGAAGGGGTCCTTTCCGAGATTGACGCTTATAACCGGGTGCAATCCAATACGGCCAACTATTTCCAGTACAATGACGATGCCATCCTGAAGGTGACGCGGCTGGGGGATGTGGATTCCAAGGACATAGCGCAGATGAAGCGGGAACGTGCCGTTATTCTGGAGGATGGAGGGGATGTGGGCTGGATTTTAAAGACAGTGGATGACACGGCGCTGGAGAACTATAAGAACCGGCTGCGTGAGGATATCCACCTGGGAGCCAATGTCCCCAACATGACGGATGAAGCGTTTGGAGGTAACCTGTCCGGGGTGGCGGTATCCTATAAGTTGTGGGGCCTGGAGCAGATATGCGCCATCAAGGAACGGAAGTTCAAGCGGGCCCTGCAGCGGAGGATTGAACTGATCACCCACGTCCTGAACCTGCTGGGACATAACTATGATTACCGGGACCTTGATATGCAGTTCCGGCGTAATAAGCCGCAGAACATTCTGGAGCAGTCACAAATCATCGGAAACCTGTCCAGCATGCTGCCCAAGGAGACGCTATTGCAACTCCTGCCCTTTGTGGACAATCCGAAGGAGGAACTGGAAAAGCTGGAGGAGGAGAAACAGGAAGGGGTGGAATCCTTTGGGATGTACCAGAACCTGGCCCGGGCTTTCCAGACCCGTGAAACCAGACTGGAGGGAACGGCTGAGCCGGAAGAGGAGGCTGAGAAAGGATGAACCAGCGGCAGCGCAATGCATGGATTGAAGCAGCAAAAGAACAGGTCTTAAGAAACGCAGAAGCGTCCGATGGATGCGAGGCAGACTTGATGGAGCTGTATGACGAATGTGTGAATGGCCTTGAAAATGAAATCCGGGCCTTTTACAGCCGGCATGCAAGGGACAATCAGCTGACAGAGGCCCAGGCCTCAAAGCTGCTGACGGGAAAGGAATACAGTACATGGAAAAACTCGCTGGAAGGGTACCTTGAGGAACTGGAAGGCCAGGGGAAGGATTCGCGGCTGGCCTTGGAACTGAACACCCTGTCGGCCAAGAGCCAGGTCAGCCGGAAGGAGCAGCTGCTGGCAAATATCTACCACAACATGGCCCGCCTGGCCGGCCGGTCAGAAACAGAGCTGACCGGACTGCTGGAAGGCCTGGTGCAGACCAACTATGAACGTAAAATGTTCGATATCCAGAGTATCGGGGGAGTGGCCTGGGATGTGTCGAAGGTGGATGAACGGCTGTTAAAGCAGATATTATCTTATCCATGGAGCGGAAAGCAGTATTCAAAAGCGCTTTGGGACAACACGGACCAGCTGGCAGCGCTGACCCGCCGTGAGCTGACTCTGGGATTCATGAGCGGGGCCAGTGTGGATAAGATTGCAAAGGAGATTGACGATGTGATGGGGAAGGGAAGGTATGCGGCCCAGCGTCTGGTACGGACAGAGGCCAGCTACTTTGCCAATCAGGGCCAGCTGCTTGCGTATCAGGATGCCGGGGTGACAAAGTACCGTTTTCTGGGCGGAGGCTGTGAAATTTGCCAGCGCCTGAATGGTCAGGTGTTTGAACTATCAGACGCGCGGGCCGGGGAGAACCTGCCGCCCATCCATCCGAACTGCAAATGCACCACGGTGGCAGCCTATGATATACCCGTATTTAAACAACGCCAGGGAAATCCGCTGAAAAGTAATCCGAAGTTTGAAGAATGGAAGAAAAAACATATGGAGGAAGCGGATAAAGCAGAATCAGAACCAGGACAGGAAAATGCGAAGAAAGGCATCTTTGCGAATCTAAAGGATCGGCGGGAGGCGACCGGCCTGCTGCAGCCCTACGCATCCAAGGTAAAGGTGACCGGGGAGGTGAATCAAGCAAATTACAAGAAAGCAGCTGCGGAGCTGGAACGGCAGCTTGCAAAGGCTCCGTTTCAGAAACTGGATGAAATCACCATATTTGATTCCCGGGATGCACCCGGAAAAATGGGCTCAGCCGTGGGAAAACGATTGCGGATGGGTACGGCGCTCATGAATGCGCCGGAGCAGTATTATGAAGGAAGTGTACTGAACTGGACAAAACGGATTGAAACTTCCATGGGAAAGCTGCGGACGCGACTAAATGAAGGGGCATCGGAAGCAGTCAGGGAGGCATATGGCAGGCAGATGGAATTAAAACGCTACAGCCGGGGAAATGTCTTATATAAAGGCCGTGAGATAGCATGTGTCATCCAGCATGAAATGATGCATATGATTGTAAACGAAACCGGGATGCGGGATGACAGAAAATTAAAGGAATGTTATAATAGGGCTATGAAAAGCGGCGATGTTTATGGTATTTCCTACCGCGCTTCGGAAAATGAACGGGAGTTTATTTGTGAGGCAGCGGTTATGTACGAAAACGGGGAGCCGATGCCGGAATACATAAAACGCCTGGTGAAGGAGTGTAAATCACATGAAGCATGAGAACTGTGAAAACTGCTTGGTATACGATGAACTGATGGAGGGAATCCTGGCTCCCTGTGATGAGGAGGAGGCATGGAAGCTCCACTACTGTCTGTCATATGAAAAAGGAATCCCAAAAGAGATATGGTCCGGGAAGAACGCCTGCCCGCATCGGATTGAGCCAGAAGCATCTGGAAGGAACAATACAGTAACGAAATGAGAATGAGTCCCATCTATGGGGCTTATTTTATTACGCAAAAATAGGAGCAATGGAAGGAGAACATCATGGAAAAACGTAAATTACTGTTAAAGGACGGAACTGCCATCATCTTGGAAGCCGGATCCTGCCTGGGGCAGATGGAGGCCGCCTATGAGGGGCGGGAAGCCTTAATGACGGATTGGGAGAAGATGACAAAAGAGAACTTATCCCGGGTACAGATAAAGAATGGTGATACGGTGACCGGGACATATGAGCACCTCATACTTGGAGATCCGGTGCTGGTAGTCCGGGGAAAGGAGGACGGCACCCTCATTGCTTCCTGGGGGATCCGGGAGCGGACGGAACTCGAAAAGCTGGCGGACCGAGTAGGGGCGGTGGAGGAAACCACGGATGTGCTTACTATGGATGCACTGACAGGAGGTGAAGGAGCATGATACAGACATTGACCCGTATCTATCGAGAAACAGGCAACGAACAATATCTGACCAATGCGGTCAAAAAGAAGTGGATCACAGAGGAAGAAAAGGCCCAAATCATGGCGGAAGTAAATGGATAGGAGGAACATTGGATGGAAGAAGGAACAAAGGCAGCTGTGTCAGAAACGGTATTGGAGCAGCAGGGAGAGAAACAGGAGGAGGGGGGACTGCTTGATAAGATACGCAGCCTCCTGGGAGGCAGCCAGAAGAAAGAGGAGAGCCCAGGAACACAGACGCCCGCAAAGGATGGGAAAACAGCAGGGGAAACAAAGGAGGAAGGGACAGGCGGGAAGGCGGCTTCCCATGAAAAGCAGGCAGAAAAAACCTATACCCAGGCAGAGCTGGCCGCAGAGATTGAAAAAGCCGTAAAGGAAGCAAAGGAGGCGGAAGAGGCCCGGCGGGCGGAGGAAAAGCGCCTGGAGAAGCTTTCACCGCAGGAACGGGAGGCCGAGGAGCGGGAGGCCATAAAAAAGGAGAACGCAGAGCTGACCGGGAAACTGAAGCGGATGGAGCTGGAACAGAAAGCGTCCGCTAAGCTGGCGGAGAAGAAGCTTCCGGGCGGACTGTCGGAATTCCTGGATTATACAGATGAAGCCAGGATGGCGGCCAGCCTGGAGAAGATTGGAGCCATGTACCAGGAGCAGTTGGAGACCGGCATCAAGGAGCGACTTAAGGGCACCACTCCCAAGGGACTGGGAGGAGCAGCCAGCCTGACAGACGGCATGATCAGCGCGGAAATCCAGAAACGAATCAGAGGAGGATTATAAGATGGCAAACACAATTGAGTATGCAAAGATATTTCAGCCGGAGCTTGACGCGGCAGCTGTGGAACAGGCTACATCCGGCTGGATGGAGGTGAACCGTGACCTGGTGCGCTACAGCGGGGGCGATGAGGTGAAAATACCCAATGTCGTCATGGACGGGCTGGCGGACTATGACCGAGCGAACGGGTTTGTCGCAGGCAGCGTGGACCTTTCGTGGCAGACCATGAAGATGACCAAGGACAGGGGCCGCTCTTTCCAGATCGATGAAAACGATGTGGATGAGTCCGGCTTTGTACTGGCAGCCGCCAGCCTGATGGGAGAATTCCAGCGGGTCCATGTGGTCCCGGAGATTGATGCCTACCGTTACAGCACCATCGCGCAAAAATGCATGGGAGTGGACCTGGCAGCATACAGCTATACGCCTACGGAATCGAGTATCCTGAAGGCGCTCTTAGATGATATAGCGGCTGTGCAGGATGTAGTAGGGGAGAACATCCCTCTCATCGTCTCTATCTCTACTCTGGTTTTAAACCTCTTGAACAATTCGGACAAGCTGTCCAGGAGGCTGGACGTGACGGATTTTTCCCAGGGAGAAGTGACAGTCAAGGTCAAATCCTTGAATGGGATTCCCTTACGGTCCGTGCCTTCTAGCCGCATGAAGTCCAAGTATGTATTCCAGGACGGAAAGACAGCCGGACAGGAAAAAGGCGGATTTAAGGCGGCGGAGGACGCTATTGACATTAACTGGCTTATCACGCCGCAGAACGCCCCCATCGCGGTTTCTAAAACGGACAAAATGCGAATTTTTGACCCGGAAACCAACCAGAAGGCCCGGGCATGGGGATGGGATTACCGGAGATACCATGATCTGTGGATCACGAAGGAAAAGCTCAAGACCTGCCGTGCAAATTTTAAACAGGCAAAACCGGCCTCTGTGGAACCGGAAGAACCGGCATAATGGAGGGGAGACGCAGATGACCAGTGAGCAGCTTACATGGATAACCGGGGAGGTGATGGCCTCCCTAAAGCTATCGGATGACAAGAAATCAGATGTGGAGCGATGTATTCGGAGGATTGGAACCATGGTCCTCATCCGCTGCAACCGGGAGGACATACCTAAAATGCTGGAGCCGGTGATCGCACAGATGGTGGAGGACACCTTAAAGGAGGAGATGAACCTGTCCAGTGCGGGGGCCGTCTCCTCCGTGACCAGGGGAGATACCTCTATCACCTATCGAGACGACACGGCCCTTACCCAGGCATCCTCCCGGCTTTTGAAAGACTATGAGCCCCAGCTACGCCGCTATAAAAAGATGAACCTGCCAAAATAAAGGAGGAACACATGACAGAAGCAGATATCCTGGCTTTGACCTATGAAGATACCGTGACTGTTTACCGGCCTTTCAAAGACCGTCTGCCAAACGGGGAGACGGCCTTTCACAGGAAAGCGGAGGGAAGGAAGGTTTATGAATCCATCTCCTGCGCTTTGTCCACCCATACGGGAGGAACACTGAACCGGGAACTGCCCGCCGGAAGTGTCCCCACCCAGTATAGTCTGTTTGTGCGTCCGGAGATAGAGATAGAGCCTAATGATTATCTGGAAATTAAACAGCGGGGACGGCTCACCAAAGCCATGGCCGGACTGGCCGAGCGTCAGCCCTCTCACAACCAGGTCCCGCTTGTCATGGAACAGGAGCGTGTCTGATGGCCGGGACGGAATACCGTATGGATGGACTGGACGAATGGGAACAGGAACTGGCCAGGGCCATTGAGGAGCAGTATCCGGAAGAGTTTAAGGCCATGGTCATCCAGATGGCCATGGAGCTGCAGGGCAAGGTCAAGGAGAAAACTCCTAAAAAGACCAGCTGGCTGCAGAACAACTGGAAGGTGGGAGAAGTCCGGAAACGTGGGGATGAATATGTGATTGAGGTGTACAACAACGTAGAGTATGCCGAAACAGTGGAATGGGGACACCGGCAGAAAGTAGGGCAGTATGTTCCGGCCCTGGGGAAGCGCCTGAAAGCAAAGACGGTTAAGGGGGCCCACATGATGGAGCTGTCCCTTGCGGAGCTTCAGGCCGTACTTCCCGGTTACCTGCAGGAATGGATGAACGATTTTCTGAACACCCATGACATTGTATAAGACAGGAGGAACTGTATGGATGAGAACATCTTACAGGCAGTAAAGGATGCGACCATCAGCATGCTGCGTGGTCATGAACCGGATGTGGATGTGTATGCCGAGGAAATTATGCGGACGGACAGGACGCTGGAACCGGAGAACGAGGATAGCAGTAAATGGTATTTTGTGGAGGTGATTCCCACCTCATTTACGACTATCAGCCCGGACCAGACAGAAGCGGCCCTGATGGTATCCGTAGATTACCATGAGCCAGAGGAGTCAATCCGCAGATATGGCGAAAAGGCCATGGAACTGGACCGCGTATTCCGGCCGGTCTTTCCATTTGCTTACGGAGGAGAGAGGCGGGCAGCCACGGTAGCCCGCGTTACCACCAATATCAGCGGCGGCATGCTTCACCTGACCTTCCCTCTTACCTTCATCGTATCGGACCGGGCGGAGGAAGGAACGGAGATTGGAATACTGGAAATGAGAAGCGAGAGAGGATGAGAACATGGCATTAGGATTACCGAACATCACAATTATATTTAAGGGCCTTGCCGCCTCCGCCATCGAACGGAGCGAGAGGGGAATTGTGGTCTGTATGATAAAGGATGACACGGAGGGCGGACAGAGGCTGTCGGTTTATGAGAGCATCCTGGATATTGACTTTGAGCACATGACGGAAGCCAACTACGGATATTTAAAGCTGCTATTTGAAGGAGGACCCGTGCGGGTGATTGTACTGAGGGAGTCCGCCGAGTCCCCCAACCTGGCTGCGGCCTTGAAGGAGCTGATGTACCTGCGCTGGAATTACCTGTGCTACCCGGATATTTCAGACGAAGACAAGACCACGCTGGCGGCCTGGATCAAGGAGATGCGGGATAAAAACCATAAGACGTTTAAAGCAGTGCTGGCCGCAAGTGCCAGCGACCATGAAGGGATTATCAATCTGACCACGGATGGGATAGAGTCCTCCATTACTGGAAAGACCCACACGGCAAAGGAATACTGTGCACGGATTGCGGGGGTCTTAGCCGGGCTTTCTCTGTCACGATCCAGCACTTACTATGTGCTGGGAGACGTATTAAAGGCAGAGTGTCCATCGGACCCGGATGAACGCATTAACAAGGGAGAGTTCATCCTGGTGTTTGACGGGGAGAAATACAAGATAGGGCGGGGAGTCAATAGCCTGACCACCTTTACGAAGGAAAAGACGGAGGATGTGCGCAAGATTAAGATTGTGGAGGGGATGGATCTTTATCAGGACGACATCCGCAACACCTTCACAGACAGCTATGTAGGAAAGTATGTGAATGACTATGACAACAAGCAGCTGTTCGTGGCAGCCGTGCGGGCGTACCAGGCAGGACTCGCAGGGGAAGTGCTGGATGCCAGCTATGACAATACGGCATCGGTGGACGCGCAGGCCCAGAAGCAGTACCTGCAGGAACGGGGACAGGATGTATCCCAGATGACGGAGACAGAAATCCTGACGGCCAACACTGGGGCCAAGGTGTTCATTGCCAGCCATGTAAAGTTCGTGGACGCAATGGAGGACCTGCAGATGACCGTGAACATGTAAGGAGGAGACAATGGCAGGAAACGTGAGAGGGAACCGGACCCTGACCGGAAGCTGGGGCGAGGTCTGGGTGGACGGTGAAAAGATATTCGTTCTCCAGAAGATTGAACAGAAGGTGGAGGTCAACCGCGAGGATGTGCAGATGGGGATGGACGTGGACAGCAAGATGACTGGGCTTAAGGGGTCAGGTACCCTGTCCATCAAGAAGGTTTATTCCAGGGCAAAGGCTGTCTTAGAAAAGCTGAGTGCAGGCCAGGATGTCCGCTGCCAGATCATTGCAAAGCTGAAGGACCCGGATGCCGTGGACGGCCAGATAGAACGCTGGAGCACGGATAATGTATGGTGGAACACCATCCCGGTCATCAGCTGGGAGACAGGGGGACAGGTACAGGAGGAGTGGGAGTTCGGCTTTACCCCAAGCGACATGAAGAACTTGGACGAAATCAAATAGGACGGAGGAATCGGAAAATGGAACAGAATAAAGAGGATATTTTTAAACGCTTTTTAGCAAAGGCAGAAAAACGGGCGGAGGAAAAGAAGATACACCGCACCTGCCTGGTCCGGGTGCCAAGTATGGATGAACGGATCCGGATCCGCGGCCTTTCAAAACAGGAGATTGCGGAGGTATCGGAGATTGATAATACGGATGACCCTTACGCGGGTGATAAATATTCCGTCTACATAGCCACTGTGGATCCGGATTTAAAAGCGGTTGCCAAGCAGATGAAGGAGGACGGAAACATCCAGGAATACACGGATGTGGTTGACATTTTTGAGATTTATGAGACCCGGCAGCTGGCGGAAAAGATCATGGAGCTGTCCGGCGTCAGTGGAAAGAACAAGATTGAGGTCATAGAGGAAAGCCTAAAAAACTAATCCGGCTGGATGGAGAGGCGGAGTTTTTAAGCTATTACATCCAGAAGGGATTCACTCCGGAATATCTCTTGTCCATGGGACTATCCCAGAAGCTTTTCTTTGTCGCATCCATGCGGCTGGAACAAAAGCGGGAGGAGGAATATTTTAAGGCACTATGCAGGGTACTGTCCAGAAGGAGGTAGGCGATGGGAGGCGTAACAGGAAGCATCAGCCTCAAGGATAATGCCAGCGCCACCTTGAGGAACCTCCGGAGCGAGCAGTCAAAACTCCGTGAGGATACAAAAAAGACATCCAGCGCCCTGAAAAGCGTATGGGGAACACCCAGAAAACTAAAGGCCGATGTAAGCGATGCGACCAGAGCGTTAAAACGTGTTACGGATGCGGCGAAGAAAACCAAACCGGTCACGGTGGCAGTCAAGGCAAAGGATACAGCCACAAAGGTGATTAAGGGTGCGGGAACTGTCCTGAAGGCTGTGGGGAGACCTGTAACAGCCGTGCTGAAGGCGAAGGATACGGCTTTCAAGGTGGTAAAAAAGACAGCCGGTGCATTGGACCGTCTGGGAAGAAAGGTGGCTTCCCCCGTCGTTAAGGTGGTGGACAAGGCCAGCGGGGCCATCAAGGGAATTGTGGGAAGGATTGGCAAGGCAGCCAAGGCTGTGGCGATACCGGTGGGGATTGCTGCGGCAGCCGGAACAGCGGCCCTTGGCGCATCCGTCAGTGCGGGGATGCAGCTGGAACAGCAGCAGATTTCCATTGAACATTTCGTTGGGGCCACGAATAAAGAGCTTTCCCAGGCGGATGTAAAGGCGCAGTCCCAGTCCTACATTCAGCAGCTGAGGGAAAATGCCAATGCGACCCCCTTTGAAACCGGGGAAGTTATCCAGGCTGGTTCAAGGGCCATTTCACTTGCTGGTGGAAGCACCACGGACGCCATGAACCTGGTAACGCTGGCGGAGGATATGGCAGCAGCCAGCGGAGGGACCGCCTCCATCATGGACGCCATCGAGGCTTTGGGAGACTTAAAGGTCGGGGAGACGGAGCGGCTTAAATCCTTCGGCTTCAAGGTTTCAGCGGAGGAATTCAAAAAGAAGGGATTTTCCGGCGTATCCGGTGAACTTCAGGACTTTTTTGGAGGAGCAGCCGGAAAGCTGGCCGGTTCCGGAGCGGGGCTTATGTCCACGATTACCGGCAAAATGAAAAGCAACGCGGCGGACTTCGGCCTTGGTGTGGTGGAGCAGTTAAAGCCGGTCCTGTCTGAGGTGATTGGGCTAATGGACGAGGCACAGCCCGTCTTAAAGAAACTCAGCTCCGGATTCGGACAGGGACTTGGGAAGGGAATCGGTTTGGCTAAGACCGCCTTCACTCAGATAGCTCCTATCATCAGCAGCGTGGTATCCACGGCTCTGCCCATCGCATCCAGCTTCTTAGGGAGTATGTCCACGGTATTTGGACAGATAGCCCCGGTTGTTACCACGGCCATGACGGGTATCGGCCCCGTGGTCATGAGCCTGGTGCCGATTATCCAACAGGCGGCCTCTATCATTGGGGCTGTGGCGGGCGGGATTGGCTCAGCCATCTCCGCAGTAGCTCCGGTTGTCACGACCATCATGTCGGAAATCGGTGACAAGATAGGCGGTGTGGTGGAATTTTTGGCGGAGCGGTCCGAATTCATCCAGTCCGTTATAGAAACGGCAGGCCCAGCGATTGCTAAGGTACTGGAAACGGCCTGGGGCATCATCAGCCCGGTTATGGATATCCTGATTACCACCTTTGAGCTGGTATTTGGTGTGGTCCAGAAGGTATGGCCTGGCATCCAGGATACAATCAGCGGGGTGTGGTCCCATCTTGAACCGATATTTGACACCATTGGAAAGGGCGCGGACTTACTGGCCGGGGCCTGGTCCAAGGTTAAGGATTTGGTGACCGGCGGAGGAGATACCGGAAGCGGAAGCTCCGGAGGCGGTGCCAGTCCCGGGAAGAACGCCAGAGGAGACAATAACTGGAGAGGCGGTCCCACCTGGGTGGGTGAGAAGGGCCCTGAGCTGATTGACCTTCCGAAGGGGACGCGGATACTGCCTTCCAAGGAAAGCTTTGCCTGGGCAGCAATGGGAGACAGTAATATAATCCAACTTTCCAGATACCCAGCCGATGGAGGGGATGTGACGCCATCTGGTGGAAAGACCATCACGATCCAAATCCAAAAGATAGCGGATGAAGTCCATGTAAGGAGTGAGGATGATATTGAGGAAATCAGCGAACGCACTGCAAAGAAAATCATAGAAGAACTTGATAATACGGCATAAAAAGAAAGGAGAGGCTTATGGGAAAAACGAGGAAAATCAAGCTGGGAGATATTGTCCTGCCGGTTAATCCGGTAGAGCTGGAAGTCATCACGCCGCAGCTTAATAAGCGTCTGACCCTCCTTAACATGGGGACGGTCAATCTAAAGGGGAACCGGGATGTCGCCACAGCGACCATCTCCTCCTTTTTCCCTAGCCAGGAATCTCCTTTTTACCGCTATGCTGATATGCCCCCTAAGAAATACAGGGCTAAGATTGAGAACTGGAAAGAGAACAAGGAAACAAAGCGCCTGATCATTACGGACATGGGAGTCAACCTGGCTATGCTGATTGACAAATGCAGCTTTAAGGTAAAGGAAGGCGGCGGGGATATGTATTATACGCTGGAGCTGTCGGAGTATCGGAACCTGACCGTGCCGACCGTGTCCATCCCGCTGCAGGTGCGCGACAACGGCTTGAAACAACGCCCGGACGAGGCAGTCCCGGCTAAGACCCATACGGTAGGAAGCGGGGATACCCTTTGGGGGATCGCAAAAAAAGCATACGGGAACGGGACCCAAAGCTCCCGGATATATGCGGCCAACAGTGCCGTGATTGAAGCAGCCGCCAAGCAGCATGGAAAAAGCAGCAGTAACAACGGCTGGTGGATTTATCCGGGGACGGTCCTGGCAATCCCGTAATCGGAAAGGAGAACGAAAGTTGAATATCCTGGTGGGCGATAAGGATCTGAGTGAATTGGTGGAAACCATAACCTGGAGCGGGGACAGTGGACAGATAGCCAGGAAACTGGAATTCACCATTGCCAAGAACACGCAGGACCCAAACTTCCCAAATGTGACCATTAACGAGGGAGACCAGGTACTCCTTCAGACGGACACGGGAACCTTCTTATTTGGCGGAATTATCTTTGATATTGAAAAGATGGCAGGAAGCAACCTGGTCAGGTATCTGGCTTATGACCTGATATTCTATTTAACAGGATCCGAATTGACGAAGGATTATAACGGGGCTCCGGAGGACATTGCAAGGGATGTATGCGGGGCACTTGGAATCACGGCCGGAACGATGGCAGCCACGGGTATTACAATCACGAATCCATGTGTAAAAAAGACCGGATATCAGGTCATACAATCATCCTATACGGCAGCCGCCCGGAAGAATGGTAAGAAATATCAGCTGATGATGACGGAGGTTAACCGGGTATCCGTCATTGAAAAAGGCCAGGACAGCGGAGTGATTCTGACCGGAGATTCCAACCTGTCAGATGCTACTTACAAGACCACCCTTCAAAACCTTGTCAACAAGGTTTTAATCACCAATCAAAAGGGCACCGTAGTGGGAATTGTGGAGGATACAGAAAGCCAGGCGGCCTATGGCACCATCCAGAAAGTCCTGGAACAGGAAGAGGGAAAGGACGCAGCAGCGGAAGCTAAGAATCTGCTCCATGGAAGTGATCCATCCGCTACGGTCACGGGAATCCCGGATGACACACGGGCGATGGCCGGATACGCATTGCTGGTACAGGAGGAAGAAACCAGCCTGATAGGTCAGTTCTTTATTGAGAGTGACAGCCACAAATATTCCAATGGGGAATCTACGATGAGCCTGACCCTTGCATTCCAGAACCTGATGAATGAGGTTGAGATTGATAAGCCATCCGAGAACAAGAAACAGAAGCGAGGAGGATGATATGGGAGGTTATACAGCAAAGCTGGCAAGGCGTATTAAGGAACAAGGGGCAAACGGGAGCAGTCCCCTCATCCTGGCGGAATATGTGTCGCCATCTGCCATCCGGATTGGAGGGGAGCTGTTCTCACATAATGTTCATGGGAACCCACAGTGTGACGCAATGGCCGGAGATACCGTGCTGGCGGCCCAGATAGGAAGCTCCTTTTATGTTATCTGCAGGGAGGTGTGACATGGGAGTATTTCCATTTATTAATACTGAGACAGTCCAGGAAGCCGCGTCTAAGAAACTTCCCTTGTTCCGGGAATATGCGTATGATTTTGAAAAACACTGCTTGAAACTGGATGATGATGGCAGGACCTATCTGGTTCAGGGGAATGAGGCCCTGCGCATCTGGATTTATTTTGCGTTGGAAACAGCCAGGTACCGATATACGGCCTATGATACTACGTTTGGGAGCGAGATAGAGGAGCAGCTGATAGGCCAACCGATGAACGATGAGGTGACCCAGATGGAGCTGGAACGGTACACAACGGAAGCACTGATGTGTAACCCTTATATAGAGGAGCTATCGGAATTCGATTTCGTGCTACAAAAGGATGGAATCAAGGAGTCGTTCCGCTGCAGAAGTGTGTACGGTGAAGAAACCATACAACATGATATAAAGGCGGTGAGGTAATGGAACTGGAATGGAACGCATCGGATATCCTGGCCAGGCTGAAGGCTGGACTGAAAAATGAGGACACCCGGATTGAAGGGAGCTTCTCCATGGATAACATGCAAGCCGTGTCTGAGGAGCTGGCCCGGTATAACAGCATGCTGATTAAACCCCTGTGGGATGAGATTGACCTGCGGATTGACGAGATCATCACATCCGGAAATGAAAATCACTATGCGTTCTGGGCCAGGCAGGTAGAAAATGCAGAAGGGAAACGGGTTATCGGCAGTGCGCGAGTTCATGGAGTTAGAGATGGGTCCGGAATCGTCCACGTGGCCCTGCTCACGCCAGAGGCCGGAGCACCTACACCAGAGGTGGTGGAGTTGGTCAGAGCCTACATTGAGACCCAGAGGCCGGTGGGAGCGCAGCCGGTCATCCGTGCAGCGGAGGCAGTGGAGGTGATTATTAACGGCATCATCGAGCTGCAGGAAGGGGCGGATATGGAAAGTGTCCGCACCCAGGCAGGCAAGGAGGTGAAATCCTACCTGGCGGAAGTTGCTCTGGAAGGAAAGAAAGAAACAGTATTGAATTACTATCGTATTGGAATGCTCATAGGCGGGACGCCTGGTGTGAAGGAGATAGTGAATTATACCGTGAATAACGGAGAAGAGTCCATAACAGCTTCCTATGATCGATTTTTCGCATTGAAAGGACTGACACTAAATGCTTCTGGATGAAAAAATGCTTCCGGGAATTAAGATACGGATTCCACAGATGGAGGACCTGCTCCAGGCGGAACAGGCGTATCTGGATGTGGTCTTGGAAGTGGTTGAGTGGCTGCGGGAGAGGATGATACTGTTAAATGAGGAAGTCATGAACATCCCAAACCTGAAGGCCAAGATAAAACAGATAACCGAATGGGACTGCGAGATACTGGAGGATGCGGAGCATCTGACCCTGACTATCCGTTACTATTTTGATGCCAGGGAGCCGGTCCTGGAACAGGAGGAGCGCATCATGAAGTATATCCCGGCCCATCTGAAAGCGGTGCATGAATATCTGCAGCGTTATGCAGGGAAAAGAAAGCTGTATGCAGGTACCATGCTGGGAACCTATGTAAGATACATAGGACGGCCACAGGAAACGAATGGGCACCGGGAAGGGAAGGCCCATGTCAGGGTACAGGGAAATATGTACATACATACAAAAATGATTGTATATCCGGAGGGAAGATAAGATGGCAAATGAACATGCAATTCAGGCAACAGGAACGTTTGTTGTCAGTAAGGGATTTAGGTTGCTAACAAAGCTGGCGGCATCCCAGGGAAGTCTGCAGTTCACACGGGCTGCCGTAGGGACCGGTAAACCGCCGGAGGGATATTCGCCGGAATCCATGATTGGCCTGAATGCTTATAAAATAGATGCGGAGATAGCGGATTACGGGGTACAGGATGACATGGCCTATATCACAGTACAGGTGAGCAGCGACAACGTAACGGAGGGATTTCTGGTCACAGAGGTGGGAGTATTTGCGGAGGATCCGGATGAAGGAGAGATACTGTACGGGTACATGGATATCTCAACGGATCCAACTTATATCTATGCCAATGGGTCCACGAACCGGTCAAAGTTCGCGGAGTTCACTCTGTATGTACTGATCGGCAGCGTCAGCAATGTGATAGCGGCTGTGACACCGGGAAGTATCATCACCAGGGATACTTTTACGGCCGCTAATCTAAAAGCGATAGATACTCATGGGATACTTGGAGGAGAAGCGGGAGCAGGGACCACCGGCCAGGGGCTGATAGACGCCCTTACAAATAAGCTGCTGACCGAGTTTGTAACGAACACCGGTTTAATGGAACGGCTGGGAACGTATGTCCTTAAGAGTAAGATAGTAAATGATTTTCTGTCTACAGATGAGGAAACAGTTCTATCGGGGCCGATGGGAAAGCTGCTAAAGGAACAGCTTAATGTGCTCAATACCAATTTATCAAGTAAGGCCGGGTATGGAAAAAACGTATATACTGGTCAACAGTATGTTATTACTTATGCAGGCATAGATGATAGGGCTTATCTAAACATGCAATTTGTGTCTGAAGCTCCGTGGAAAGAAAATAATTCTACCCGTGCTGGTTACGGATTTCATAATTCTGGGTCCAACGGAGGAGCGTTATATCTGGATACAGATGGCCGATTGAAATTCGTTACATCAGATACACATACTGTCTACGCTTTGGATTGGCATAGCTTATAATTGCTATAAAATGGTTATATTATAGAAAAAGAAAAACAACCCGCATACCGGCCTGCACTGCAAGGATTAGCAATGATGTCAGTATTATTCAAATAAAAGGGCATAGAAATATTTCCGTTTTCCCAGCCTGCAATGCGTCCATGCCTGACTATTGTTGAGGCAGGCAATCCACTTACTATTAGAGTATTTACTGCTGTAATCGCCTTTACAGTGATGTCAAAATCGACAAAACACGTACCATTAAGAACTTTATAAACTACAGTCCCAGCCCTTACCCAGTCCAAATTAATGACTGCATCTCCAGAATAGGAATCAACAATGCCATTATTTGTAATCTTAGTATTGCGCACAGTAAAGCAGGCTGGAAGATTAGGCCTCCTTCTCGTACAATGGAAGTATCCAAATATAACGAGAAGGGGGTTTTAGAATGGATGAAGTGAGATTGAAAGATGAACTGATGGCCAGGCTATCCAATGAGCTGGACCGGCCTGCGCTGCAGGTGATTGATGGGGCATTATCATCGGTGCTCCGAAACTATGAGGTGGCCAAGCGGGAGACAGGATTAAGCACTAATATAATCAGCTTCCCAGAGCTGGACATTTTTATTGGAAAGATGCGGTTTGAAAATTACTCAGCGAGTACGGTCAACCAGTACCAACGATTTTTGACGGATTTATTGGTCTATGTAGGAAAGCCAGTACAGGAGATACAGGACTCTGATATCGTGGAATGCCTTAACTATTACGAACAGGTCCGTCAAATCAGTGCCAGCACTAAGGACCATAAGCGCCGCATTGCAAGCTCATTTTTTGCATTTTTGCATGATAGGGGCTATATTCGTAGGAATCCGATGGCGACCGTAGACCCAATCAAATATATTGCAGAAGTCCGAGAAGCACTGAGCGCCCGTGAAATGGAGAAAATGCGCATAGCTTGCGGGACTGATATTCGCGATAATACCGTGCTGGAGCTGTTTCTTGCAACAGGATGCCGTGTCAGCGAGGTGGTGGGTATGCATGTTGAGGATATCGACCTTGTGGCTGGTTGCGTCAAGGTCCTGGGAAAAGGCCAGAAAGAGAGGATTGTATTTTTTTCGGAGCGTGCGCTGGAATATCTGGAGCAGTATTTGGGAGGCCGAAAAACGGGAGCCGTCATACTTTCCAGGCGGGCCCCACATCAGGGGCTGAAAAAGAATGCATTGGAAAACATAATTCGTAAGATTGCCACGCGCGCAGGCCTGGGAAAGCGAGTGTTTCCACATCTATTGAGGCATACATTCGCAACCAGGGCGCTAAACAAGGGGATGCCACTTCCAACCCTTTGCGACCTTATGGGGCACGCTAGTGTAGAAACTACGCGGATTTATGCCAAAAACAGCGGTGCGAAAATGAAATATGAGTACGATATGTATGCTGCTGGATAGAAAATAATACAAAATAGAATTTTTGAAAGCCTGCCTGCAGGGAGGTTTATTTATTGTACCCTTGTGCAGCTGTTGAGCACAGTTACAATTGCATGGTATTGTTATGCAGCCTGTTTTTGTGGCCTTCGGGGCATTATACTAATTTTAATAATAAGCAAAATCGTGAATGGATATATGCTGCTACCCTGTCAAATAAGAATACCGCATCTGTTGGCGTTAATATAAGAAATTACAGAGAAGCCTGCATAATCATAAATGGCCACAGAAAATCAGGTTCAATAATGATAGTTGATGATGTTCTACATTTCATTGCTCCCGAAGCTGGTACAGGGACTATGGCTTTTATGTACCTGGTTAAAGTCAACATTGTTAACGGAGGATTTGGCCTTTATGTAGAAGCGGCTAACCGAATATGTTTTCTGGAGTCCAATGCATGGCTGGAAAACAGAAATTGGTCTAATTCTTTTAATTTATATATCCGATGA